GTTGGTGTTCCTGAAGTTGATATTGTATCTGCAACATCACTTTCTGTAGCAGCGCCAATAAATCCTGCTGTTGCATATTTTAACATCTCACCACGACCTGCAACCGTAACTGGTGTTTCTGTAGCTAATGTTCCGTCTGCGACAGCACCTTGTTCACCATAACCAGATGAACAGTTTAGACCTCTAATAAAGCCTCCTGATTCTGCTTGGAAAGAAATTGCGTTATAGTAAGTAAAGACTGAAACCATTTCACCTCTACCACCGCCAATTGCATGACAACCTTTACCGTCTGAGTTAATTTGTGTGTAGTCATTACATAAAATAGATTTGTTACCTGCACTATGTAAGAGACCATCAATTTGAATACCGGTAGCACCAGCATTTACAGACGAACAGTTTTGAATATAAGGCGAAGCAGTTGTAATAGAACCACTAGGGTCTAAAGAAACTACTGCCGCTTTACTAGTTGCACCAGCACCTGGTGTTCCTGTTAAACCTTTCATTGTCATTTGAACAATGTTAGTTTGGTTGTTACATAAGAACATATTAGAAGCGTCATTATTTTCTAATGAAGCAACACTAAATGTTAAATTACTTGCACCACCTAATTTTGTAGCACCATTAATTGTAACTTGTTCAGAACCAACATAACCATAACCGCCGTGATAAATTGTAACTGTAGGTGTAGATGAACCATCTGTTACTACATTTACAACAACACCATTACCTGCGCCTGTTGAAGAATTTTGATGTAAATAATTGTAAGTACCTGGAGTACCACCTGTACCACCTGAAATACTTGAAATTGTTTTGATTTGATGACCTGTACTAGTACCAGGTCTAATTTCTGTTCCTCTTAAACTTTCACCTTGTACTGTAACACCTGCTGGAACTCTTAAAGGTAAAGTTTCTCTATAAACACCGTTTTTAACATAAACAACATCACCAATTGAAGCAGATACAACATTAAAAGTTAAATCTGACGAACTTCCTAATTGCGAACCTGCAACTGTAATATCATCTGTAGCTGCGTGGCCTGAACCACCGTCTGTAATTAAAATAGTAGGTGTAGATGAACCATCTGTAGTTACTCTAGCTTTAAATCCTATTCCTGAACCAGTTGTACTTGTTTGTGTAACATCATAAACTGATGGAGTACCGCCTGTACCGCCAGCGATTGTATCAATAGTAACAACATCACCTGAAGATGATTGAGATAATGCATAATAAATTGTTTTGTAAGGTAAAAATTGTGTTCCTGGATTACTGTCTGAACCAGAGTTTGCAACATATTTAACATTTGCTCCTTCTGGATTTGACCAACTAGGGTCTGTACCATCTGTTGTTAAAACTGAACCAACAGGACCAATTGCTAATCTTTCAGAGGCCGCACCGCCTTGTTTAATTATATCACCTCTTGTACTTAATACTGCACCTGAGTCACCTTGTGCGATTACTTGCCATTTAGCTGCGTCTGCGTCAGGAGATACATTTAAAACTCTATCTTGTATTGCAACATAAGTTGAAGAAGTTAATCTTACAACATCACCAATATTGTAAGTAGTAGAGGCATTGTAAGCTGCTCTGTAATTAAAACCTTCAAGGTTTAATTGCCAATAAGTTGTATTTGTAGTACCGTTTGTATTTGCTGGATATTGACTGGTGTTGTTAGCAGTAGCAACATAGTTGTTACCACCGTATTGAATTGTATCACCAGTTTTGTAAGCTGTGCCATGTGAATATGTACCTAAAGCTTTGAAACCTGTTGTTATGACATCCCAATATGAATTGTCTGTAGGCGTTTGTCCAGCAGCTGGTGTTGCATTTACATAAACATAAGTGTAACCACCATAAGTTACTACATCACCATCTTGATAAGTTGTGCTTGAACTATAACTATCTTCCCATTGTAATCCTTCAGCATATACTTCCCAATTTGAACCTAATGCAAAAGTGCCTGCTGATGTATGTTGTAATTTACATCTATATTGATATGCACCGTTTTTAACAAGGTCATTTAATTTGTAAAATGTAGAACCAGCCCAATTACCTTTGAAGTATAATCCTTCGGTATGTAAACTGTATTTGCCTGCTGATAAATCTGTGTAAAAATTTGCTGATGCTGATTGTGAGGTATGATTAGTAGTTACAACATATGTGTTACCACCATATTTTACAATGTCGTCTACCAAATAAGCCGTTGAGGCAGCCCAATCGCCACGCCATTTAAATTTAATTCTACCTAGTTTAAAATCTGCCATTTTTTACCTTCTTAATACTACTATTTATACAAGTTTAAACAGCGTCTTGATAACTTGTTGAAGCAGTAGAATATGTAGAACCCTCTGCTGTTGTGAAGTCATCAGTTATTGCTGTTTGACCGTAACTTTTATTTTCCCTTTTTATTAAATAACCATCACTATCTATAAAATAGGTTGCGTCACCATCTTCAAATAAGTATTGTTGATATTTGTCAGATGTGTTATTTTTATAACCTTTATTTATTTTTCCTACTGCAATTTGAGCTCCGTTTGCTGGAGCAATATTAAATGTTATAGTAGGAGATGAGTAAGTAAAATCTATTGTTTCTTTTTGTAAAACTTGATTTACATGTACTCTAATTCTAGTTGCGTCTGGCACAGGAACAGTTAAATCAAATGTCGTGTCTGAGCCGTCACCTGCAAATAATTGAGTATCAATATATCCTTCATTAGCCTCTACATAACTACCACTTGTTGGTAATTGTATTAAAGGGTCTGGACTACCGTTAGATAAATCAATTGTATCTGTACTGTCTTTATCAACTTTTGTGTAGTATAAAAGGCCTTCGGTTGTTCTTCTTAGAGCATGAAATCCCTCTTTACTTTGTTGTCCAACTGGTGTTACATATCCTAAAGTTGACATTAACTAATCTCCAATATACTTGCATATGCTTCCACATCTACAGACGAACTATCTGGATTAGGGTCGGCATATATTCTTAATATATCTGAACTTTCAATGTTAATAGGTTTATCTAAAACAAGAGTATTGTTTGCTGGCACTTCTAAACTTCTACCTACATGTCTAAATGTAGAACCACCATCTATTGTAACTTTAACATTTACTTTAGCTGAATTTGTTGAACTTAAATTTGAAATATAAACAGCGTGAACAACAGCAGTTACACTACCACCAGCAGTGTACATATTACCTGTAGCGTCATCTAAAACACCAACATCAAGTCCTGCATTTTTAAAATTACTCGCCATTTATTATCCTCCGAATACTATACCGTATGCTAAAGCGTCACCGTCCATAGCGACTGTACCTGATTGATTAGGTAATGTAATTGTTCTATCAGCAGTTGGTTCATCAACTGTTAAAGTTGTTTCATAAGCGTTTGATAAATTACCCTCAAAAATTAAATTTGCGCCTTGGTCTAATAATAAATCTGTAGTGGTAGTAGCACCGTTTGTCATAACATTTTGTAGTGTAACTGAACCTGCACCACCAACTTCTTTTACAGCATTAGCACTTGTCTTAGTATAAAACTTACCGTCTGTAACATTGAGTGATAATTCGCCGACTTCTAAATCACTTGCTGATGGTACGGCTAATGCTGTTTCACTTCTTTTTGGTTTAAATACTGTTGCCATTACTTACTATGTTTTCTAATCTGTTTTATAAGTTTATCTTTTGTAAGTCTTTTGTCTAATTCTACACCTAATTTTCTACCTAGTTTTTCTAGTTGAGTTTTAGTTTGTGTTTTTAGATGTTTTAATTCTGTATTAATTTCTTGTTCTTTAGTTAATACTAAAGGGTAATCTAAATTAAAAAGACTTTTAATTTTTTTCCATAATTTCATTAGAATGTTCCTCCGTCAACTGTTGTAACAGTAACACTACCACTAGATACTGTAAAATTATCTGAATGAAAACTAGCCACACCAATATTTGATGTACTTGCTAATTCACCTGCGATTGTAAGTGTTTGTCCTGAAGCGACTGTATTAATACCTTCGCCTGCTAAAAACTCCATAGGTATACCAATTTGTGTTGCACCTTGTGTAGAACTTTCATCTGTAAATGTAAAGTTTTCAATCTTAGCGCCGTCAATGCTACCTGCTAACATTGCATTTGTAACACCTAATGCTTTAACTCTTAATGCGTCTGCGTTAACTTCAATTGAACTATCGTCAACTGCAACATCCATTTGGTTACCAGATTTAGTTAAAGCCGCACCTGCTGTAATTTGACCTGCACCTGAGAATTGTGCTACATCTAAAGCAGTTGTACCAAAAGTAGGAGAACCATTATGTGTAAATACATAACCGTTATCTCCGTTAGAAGTACCTTCTTCTACGAATACGAAAGCACCACCAGTTAATTCACTAGGTTGGTCTTCAGGAGTTGCTCTTGTTAAAATCCAATTTGATG